ACTGGGGTTTTAACACCACCAGCAGTTTCACCCTTCATTAGGACATCATCAATAGTAGCCTCCAAATTTGTAGTTAATCTACCTTCATCATCACATCGCACATATCTTAATTCTTTTGCAGAGGTTTGGGCTTGTATTACACTCATTTATATTATAAGTTAATATTTTTATTTTATCAAAATGAATTTATTAAGGGACATTCAAAAGCATTGATATTACAATTTATTATATTCTCATTATTGGTTGTTCCATTAGGTATTACATTTACATAAATATAAGAACCAGATTCAACTAATCCATCTAAATCATAATTTATTGTTGAATTATTTGTATTTACTCTAAATACACCCAATGGATATTCTAAATTATTTTTATATTCAATAACTTTTAGAATACCACCTTGAAAAAAAGAATTAATTGTAATGTTTCTTAAAACAAGACTTTTATTATTTGGAACTTGATAAATAGCCCCTTGACTTACATTTTGACTAGGATGAATTAAGGCATATATTCTTGCCCCAGTTCCATCAGTTATTGCTATTTCACCAACATTAGAATTATTAGATCCAGCTGTTTTAACTGATATTCTTAAAACGGCTGTGGCACTAACACCAATAACACCACTACCACTTACAATTTCCACACTTTTTTTATCACCAGCACTATCAATATAAACCATTGTTAAAATTTGTGCCCCAGTATTTGTTGCATCACTATAAGGGGGATTTGCCCCAACAGTTCCGTTATTTACATCATTAGCATTAACACAAGTCATAGTAAGTGCTTCGGCTGATGATGGTGGTGTAAAAGCATTTCCAAGTGTAAAATCAGCACTAAATATTCCAAGTGTAAAAGGTGTTGTTGGATATAATATATTTCCAGTTGTACTATTTAATCTATTTTGATGAATTCCAAGAATATTTACTTTACTAAAATCTTGATATAAATTCCTTACTAAATCCAAATGATAATTATTAGTATTTAATATAAGATTACTATTAGCATCTTTTTCCACTAATGAATTTGTAAATCCTGCGGGGTTATATTGGGTTCGTGATAAAAATGAGGTATTTAATTCAATTGTAGCTGGTGTAGAAGATGGTGTAATGGTTTGATCCAAAAAGACTTGAACAATAAAATAATTAAAATTAATGTTAAATCTTCTTTGGAATAATGAATTTTCTGTTAATGATTTTTGATAAACCAATTTGAAATTTTCAGTAGAAACTGATTTATTATGATTTAGCCCAAATATAGATAATTTACAATTTTTTGTACAAGAGAGATTAATTGATACAACAGAATAAGCCGAAATATAAATAATACCACTTTCAAAACCTTTATCAGCAATTGTTATAGTTTTAGAGAAACTACATTCTGGAACAAACCGTGAAACAGATATATTTTGATTTATAGGCATTCTTTTAATATATTAGAAGATTTTTATATAAAAAGTTATATTTATACAAAAATAATATATTGTAATAATATATAAAAAATGAGTTCTCCAAGTAATGCATATCAAACCGTTGAATTAGTACCAATCAATAATACTGAATTTACAGTAAGTAAGGGAAAACGGATTATTTTTGAATTACAGCCAGATTTAGGATTTATCAAGGGTCGTGATTGTGTCCTTCAATTAGATGTTTTGAATTCTTCTGGAACATCACAAATGTCTAATTTTAATAATGTTGCTGGTGCTTCATCCATTATTTCAAGAATAGACATCTTTTCCTTAAATGGCACTCATTTACATACAGCCGATAATTATAATCAGTTTGTTGCTTTGGATAATCAGTATTTTTATGATGACCAGAGTAATTTAACTTCTCTTGAAGGTTGTGGTCAAAAGGTCTTTGTTAAAGATAGTAGTGGTAATGTAAGCCAAAATGCCCAAGATAATGCAGCCAATGTTTTATCCCCAAGAAAAACTGATGGAACACCAGTTTATGGATTTAGAAGAAACACTTGCCCATTAAGATTACCATTATTTAGATGGTTTGATGATGAAAGACTTGTGCCTATTTTAATGCTTCAAGGTCTTCGTGTTGAAATCTTTTTAGAAGATCCAAAGGTTGCTCTTCAAGCAGTCCTTATGACTAAAACTGATTATTTAAATAGTGATTCTGTCAGTAATAGTGATCCTATTGCTGATATTACTTGTTTAGGAATTGATGCTGCTATTGATAATATTACTGTTCCAGATTGTGCTTCTGTCAAAAATAGTGCATTAGCCGTTGGAAATACTCTTACTATTACTGATGCTGCTGCGGGAACACACGCTAAAACTATTAGTGCTTTGGCTGAAAGTGAAAGTGGTAGTGAAATCGGTTGTGCTGCTACAACTACTACTGGCCGTGTCGCCACTTCAACAGCCGATTTAACAGAAGCCGATAGTAAATTAAAGGTTGGCCACGCTTGTTTAGTAAGTGTTGTAGCTGGTGCTGCTCTTACTATGGGGGCTATGGATGCTGCTGCTGGTGGTAATACTACCGTTATTACAACTGCTGGAACTTTTAATAATGTTAATGAGAGTGCTATTGTTGTAGGTGATACTGTTGTATGTGATGGTGTTGCCTTTGGTAGTGTAGAACAAGAAAGAGTTGTTTTAACAGCCGTTTTAACTGGTGCACCAGCGTCATCAATTACATATACTTTAAGTGGTGCTAATCTTGTTGCGGGAACAATTACCAAATTCCAAAGAAAAGCCAATAGTCAAATGAGAACTGTTAAGACCCTTGCAGCCAATGGTAATAAATTAGATATTACTTTAATGGAACAAGGAGATATAAGTGGAAGTAAGCCAGACCTTTTACCAAAGGTTGGTGCTGATGATATTAAGATTACAGCCAAGGCTACATTAAAGATTACACTTGATAGTGTAATTGGTGCTGGTGCTTCATTAGCCGAAGTTAAATTTAAATTTACTAGTGATGATAGAGCAGCCACTGTTAGACCCACTCTTAAAATAGTTTCAGTAAATGTTCCAAATGCACAGAGCATAGCAAAACTTCCATTTAATTATCAATTCACTGGATATGATTTATTTGTTAATACATTACCAGCTTCATCATTAAGACACCAGCAAGATATAAATTCTGTTCAAAGTAAAGCCGTTTGTATGAATTCAATGTATGTCAATGTAAATAATGAACAAGATAGGGTTGCTTCAAGTTATTTTACTGGTGCTACCCCAACAGATCTTAATTTAAATTCAGTACAGTATTTTATTAACAATAGACTTTATCCAGTTCAAGAATATAACCCACAGCCAAAGGAAGAAAGAATTGTTAATGAAAATGAAAATGTTAAGGCTTTAAGAACTATCAATAGAGAACCAAAAAATCTTGGAGATAATGATGGTGCTAATCTTGAAGTTTATACAAATACTTATTTACATTCAAGGGAATTAGCAAGAAACCAGTATGTATTTGATTTAAGAGAAGCAGAGCCACAGATTAGAACTGGTTATAGTGGGGCAAGAGGGCAGAACCATACCATAAATACTTTTGTTTGGTCAAAGCGTATTGTTAATGTATCCAATGATGGAATGCGTGTTATACTTTAATCCCGATTCAGGATATTTTTTTTTCTTGTATTACTATTTTTATTTTGTTAATCAAGTATAAAATAAAAATAAAAATATTATATATATATATAAAATGCCTATTGATAGATCCTATTTTTCAATCCCTGCCTTAAATGAAACTAACTTATCAAATAATGGTGGAACTCTTCAAGGAGGCTTTGCCTTCAATGGAAATCCAACTGTTCAGTTTTCCATCCCAGCACAGAATAGAATGCTAGATATTACTAACTTACATCTTACTGGCCAATTTATAGTCTGCGACAGCACTGGTGCAGTATTAAGTAGTAGAACCAATTTAGGAGATAAAAATGGTGCTAATCTTTCCCAAGCTGGTAATCTTAACTTATCCAATTGGGGAGGAGTTCAAAACTCAATTTCCAAGGTTATGATACAGTCAAAGAAATCACCAGTAGAAATTATCAATGTTAATAATTACCCAATGTACCAAAATATCCAAGCAGGCCACACAAATAATAGTGAAGATTATTTAAGAAGTCCTTTAATTAGAGATTTAGCAAGTGGTGTTCACGCGGATAGTCTTAATAGACATCAAGTATTACAGCCAAATGCGGGAGCAGCAACTGGCGGTGATTTTGGAAATATTGATAGTTTCTTAGATCCTAACTTTGGTCAGTTTTTCGGTATGAAACTTAATGTATCATTACTTAATGGTTTCCAAAGATTATATTTAGATGATAGTGCATTAGGTGGCTTAATGCTTACTTTACATTTAGCGAATCCAAACGCAGTATATTACCAGCGTTTCCAAGACCAAGGAACTGGCCAAGCAGCTGGTTCTGTTGATGGCTTCTTTTATAGATTAAAGAATTTAAGACTTGAAGGTTATTATCTTACACCAACTGATGATGAAATTAAATCTATGTCAAGTCAAGTCAGTCTTAATTCAAGACAGAACAACATAGCCAGTATTGTTTCTAGTAATTCAATTACTTCAATTACTCCACAATACTCATCTATCAAATCGTTCATCAATCTTTTCTTGGATGACAACCAGCAGAACTCTATAACAGAAAACCAATCCACATTCCGTGAGCCATTAGCATTATCAAGTTATACAAATAACCGTAATAATGTTAGAACCCCACAAGACTATAAGGTTGAAGTTTTACCAAACTTTAATTCCCCAAGAGATGAAAATGGTGTGGCTTATTCACCAGCAGATTTGATTGTAAAAGTTTCTGGAAATGGTAATAGTGAAGTACTAGCCAATTTTGAAAGAAGTATTTTAGATGGTGCTTTGGCTGCTCATACATCAGCCACATTAGATTTACAAGAAAGTTCTATGGAACAAGACTTTGCCACTAGACCTGGGGGTGATGTTAATAACGGATATAGACGCAATACTTCCGCAAACCTTATGGGTATAGGTTTAGATTATTCACTTGGAATGGGTGCTACTGTCAATTACAGAAACCAAGATTATTCATTAAGGGTTGAAAGTTCTGTGGCTTCCGGTGATACACAATTACCAGCTCAGCGTAGAGATAGATTTGAATTACTTGAAAGTTTTGCTAGGTATAATTCAGTCCTTGATACTAAAAGTTTAGTAAAGGCTATGTAATTAAATCCAGAATCTAATTTTTATTTTCTTTATAATATATAAATGCCTCCAAAAAAGATGCAGAGTGTTAAACTTGATGGTGAAGAAGTTGAATTTAAAGAAGGTACTTTAAGATCTCAATTGAAAGTTCCAAAAGATATGAAACTAACCCCGCCGATATTAAAGAAGATAAATAAAACAGAAGTAGGAAAAGTATTTGAATTTAATGGTAGAAAAATAAAAATGACATCTCTAATGAAAAAAAGAATTACATTAGGGATTAACTTACAGAAAAAGAAAAAATAAAAGATTAGCCAATGAATTGGCCATAAGAAAAACCAGTGTTATAGTAAATTTCATTTACCATACCAGCATCGGTTTCATTTAAATATATTTTTATAATTTCACTATTATCAAATACACTATCACCTTCAAATAAGTGTATAATGTCATTATCGTGAAAATAATAAACCATATTCTTATACCATCTAGGTGGCCTACCTCTAATTTTTAAACCGTTAAGGTAAGAGTTAAGTAAGTTTAGTTTTTGGTAAGTTTCAAGTTCCATTTCTTCTTATATGATATAAAAGCATTTATCTTTAAATCATTTTATATCATATTATATATTTTACCTCATATTTAAGGCTTTTTAAATATATATAGTAATATAACTAATATTTTACTTATATTATGGACTTAAAGAGTAATATAAAAATTTTTATATTACTTTAAACCCTAATAATATAACTATTTATTTATTTATATTATAGTATTTAAGTAAATTAATTAACATATAATATAAAATACATTAATTACTTAAAAAGAATTTCTTTGTATATACTATAAAATGAGTTGTTGCGAAAATATTAGTGTAAAAATATCAAAGCAAAAATTTAAGAATGGAGTAATCCATTTAAGAAAGGAATGTGAAACTTGTAATAAGTTTTTAGGCTATGCACCACAAGAATTGCCAATTGATAGTACTAAAATTTATTTTGGTATTCATAAACATAAATTAGTAAAGGAATTACCACACGATTATTTATTATGGCTTACGAATCAGCAATGGGTAAAACAAAACCTAAAAGACTTATGTTCTAAAATACTTTTTTAACTATTCTTCTTTTTTTTGTTAATATTATTCTAATAAAAAATATTACAATAATATATAAAATGAACTTTAATTTAGTATCCAATGAGAATAACAACGGACACGAATATACTGTTAGGTTAAGTAATCCAATTACTATACCACCCGATAGTTCTGTCTATATGAATTTTGCAGAAATTACAAGAAATTCACAGATAAGATTATTTGAAGATGGAGAGATTACCTTAACAATAAATAAAGTTTTCCCCAATGTATATCCTAATGACCGAGCCACAGCAAATAACCCATTAGTTCTTGACCCAGCTGCCTCAACAGCCTTTACTAATAAAATTAGCATACCAAAAGGTTCTTATACTTTTTCAGCATTTAGGGATTTAGTTAATGATAATTTAAATAAAATTGTAGGCGAAACCCACGCTGCATTTTATCTTGCTAGAACTAATGAACAAGTTGATGCTGACGCAGATGATAATGTAGTATTTTTAGGATTATGTTTAGGAAATCATTATGGAAATAACGCCGACCCAACACAACATAAAACATCAGTAGCCGAACAAGGTTTATCAGTTGTTAATGTATTCCAACAAAGTCAAAATGTAATTGATACAACAGACCCTTCTGGATTTAGAGTAGTTGCTTATGCCAAAGAAAGGGGAACTGGTGTAGCCAAACAATATGACAATTATGGTATGAGTAAATTTCATTATTATCATTATGCTTTTAAAAATGATGAGCCAGTAAGTGGAACACAATTTGCTAGTGATCCAAACCAAAATTTCGTTTTTTGTGCTGCTATAAAAGAAGTTCATTCTATGACTGGGGCGATTACTGTTGGCTTATATTCACCAGAATATGCTGATATGAGTGGCGGGGCTTCAAGAATTGGTGGTAATCTTACACCAAGAAATATTCCAACGGTTGGTTCGGCTACATCAAGATTGGCTTGTTTCTGTGGTATAGAAATTACAGAAAGTGGTAGAGCAGCGGGTAATGGATCTGTTATGAGAGTTAATTGGGCTACTTCAACAATTGATGGAGTACAGAAAACTGTTAAAAGTTGGCCAAATATTAATCAAACAATTAGTGGAATTAAAACTGATATTGTAGGAAATGCCAACTCAATTTTTGGTGCTAATAATAAACCACTCTTTGCTTTCCAAACTTACCTTGATGAAGATGATGAATTTTATAAAACAGAACCTAGACTATATTTAAGAATTTACAAATTAGGAAATATAGGTGGTAGTGGTGCTGGTGATGAATTCTTTGATTTAATTTATGATAGTAAATTAACTGGTGAATTTTTCCCAAAATCATTTTTTGAAGCAGAAACATCTTTTTATGATACTGCCAATAAGGTAAATTCACAAATTCCTTTTTCAGTAATTATGTCAGCCCAAGTTGAAGATGAAGGTTGGGATATGGTTATTTATACTGAATTGGATAAAACCGCTAATAATAGTACTGATGATAAACCAGCTACTATTATTGATAATTATACACTTTCATTTAATGAACCATTACAAAAAGTATTTTTACAAAAAGCCACACCAAAATTATTTCCAAACTTTGTATTTAGAAGAACAGATTTATTTTATTCAAGAAATTTTAGTTTAGAATGGAGAACAAAGAATTATAGTATTTTATTAAATAATTTACCAATTCAAAATTATAAAAATGTTAGTGAGAAAAGACAGCCAGCTTATCAAAAAGCCGTATTGGCAAACATACCCGCCCCATTTGGTATTGAAAGTAATTTGGTTGAACCAAAGAATGATGAAGCAGAATTGGTTGCAGTTTATCAGCCTTACAATGCTATTATAACAGATTTAAGAAATCAAGAGTTAATAGTAAATAATTTTGATGTTAGAATTGTTGATATGGAAAATGAAAGCACCGCAACAGAAATTGTTTCATCTATTATTAACTTCACCATAAAAAGCAATATGTAAAATATATTAGTATATTATATATGTTTAAACACAATGTTAAGCAGAGTGAAGAATTTAAAAAACAAGTTGCAGTTTTAGGCCATATTGTGGATAATAAAACATTAAAAAAGAAAGATCCAAAACTTACAAAAAAGATAGATACAGAAAATTTATTTATCAAGAATAAAAATAAAACAAAAAAGAAAAATTAAAATATTATATTAATATATAAAATGACTTCTATGATGAATATGCTAACTGATTATTCCGTTGATGACACACCAAACATTATGGATGTGAAAACAGAACTTATAAGCCCAATCAGTAGTTCCACAAATTCTTATAAACAGACTTTTAGATTAGATACTGCTGCTTATTTGGATAGTGATACATTACTTTTATTTAAGGGTTTAGCCAAAGATGCTAATACCTCTGCTGATGATTTAAGGTTTAATTCCGCTAGTGGTTGTCTTGGTGCTATTGATAGAGTACAGTTTAGAATTGGCGGGTTTGTCATTCAAAATTTAAGTGAAGCTGGGCTTTGGTCTGCCTTAAATGTTTTGTATAAAGAAAGACCAGATAAGCAGAATAAATATTGGACACATTATTTCCACAATTGCCTTAAAACCAAAGTAGCAGGCCACGCGAGTGATGCTGATTTAGCAAAAGGTAGTGATGCTGGTAAAAACGCCACCACAGGTTCTTTTGTAATTGATTCAGCCAAGAATGGTTTTGATTATGGGGCTGCTGCTGATGGAGCAGGGGCAAAATCTAATAACGCAAGAATAACTAATGTTGCTTCCAATAATATGGAATGTGCTGTGCCACTTTCCGTTATAATCCCTGCACTCAATGGTAAAACATTACCTTTATTCTTGTTTGAAGAATATAAGGTGTATATTGATATTTTCTTTTCTCAAAAGGCAAGTCAATATGCTAATAAGGCATCTACTAATGGTGGTGGTGGTGCAGCAAATGCTGACATTGCTGCTAATGATGGTGATATAGTTTTTACTGATGTTCAAATGCTTGTTGATTATCTTATTTTACCTTCAAGCGTTCAAGAGGAAGTAAGAAATGAAACTAGAAAGGATGGTGGTTATGATATGGAGTTTTTAAATACTGTTAATGTCAAAAAGAGAATAGCAGATGCTACGGCTAATGTAATTCAAAGAGAAGAACATAGAATTAATAGTGAAAATCAAGAAGTTCATTATATACAGATGTCAAGGAGATTTGAAACCCCACAAGGTAAGAATTCAAATAAAGTTTGGTTAGGTCAGCGTATAGATGGGGTGAGTGTTGAAAGCACACAATATGTGGTTAATGGAGTAGAAGTTTACCCAGAACCTTATATATCACCAGTTTCACAATACAACCAGCTTTGCGATACATTAAGCGGGGATCTAGAAGTAGTTAAGCCATTATATTGTTGTGATGTTAATACACAATATGCTTTATCCGCTGCACCCGAATCTGGATTACAAGGTAAATTTAAGCCTCTTGGTTTATCACTTCGTAATGGTAATGGTGGTGTAAGATTTAGTGGTAAGCAGATTGGCAACTATCCTATTGTTGTTAGATATACTAGAAGACCACACGGAGCGGTAAATGTCAATGCCCTTGGTGCTGGTGCTAGTGATATAGCCCTTGCTGAAAATGGTGCTATGAATGTTTCTTATTTTATTGGTATGACAAGAATGGCAAATGTGCGTGAAAGCCCACAAGGAATGCTTGTATCAGTTGCCAATTAATTAAATTTTGTTTAGATTAACTTATATTATAAAAATCTCTTATTATAATATAATATAATGACTTCTTTTTACATTGATGTAAATGCTTTAAACGCAGAAGTAAAAGATAAGACCACAAACGCATCGTGGAAATATAAATTAAAAGAACCCTTGGTTTTACCAGCTAATAGTGAGATTGCTGCATTAACTTCATTCGTGAATTTTAAAGGAATTGTAGGACAAGCCATTGACATAAAAGAAGATATAACAGAAGAGTTTGCTATGGGCTATTATATGCAGGATACTTTCTATGAAAAGCCAAGAGCATCAATAATAAGTAATGATACAAATGGTGTTAATAGCACATTAGAAGATGCTTATTTTAGAGCCAATTACCAAACTAAAAGTGGCCAAATACAAAGTAATGTAAATATTACAGTAGATGAAGAATGTGGATATACTGAAAATCCTATGCCTATTTGTGGAGGTATAAGACAAAGATTAGGTAATACATTATGTGTTCCATTGACGGTAAGAGTAAAAATAGTAATTCCAAAAGGTGTATATTCAGTTCAACAAATTAGTGAATTAATTACAGACCAAATGAATGGAAGAAAGATATTTGATTTAGGTAATAAATCAGCCATATCTAGTATGGTTGAAAGTGGTAATTATAGGGGTATTCCTTGTAATAATGTAATGTCAAGAACATTAGGTTTTCAAACAGAAGCAGCATTAAATGGCTATTTAGCATCAAATACATTTGTTGATAAAGAATTAGCATTTAATTCATCTTTTTTTCCTATGGCTACTGAATTCCAATTTGGAAATATTACTGATTTTTCAACTGATGGTAGAACAGTAAATGCTATAAGTGATCCACCTGGATTTTTACCAGTCTGTGTTGGATTAAGACCCAAAGTAGTTAGTTCTTTATTTGATGTTTATAAAAATATGGCTATTGATAAAACAGATGGAACACCGACATTTTCAAGCACTCTTACAAATCCACCAAATTTAACTCAAACTGGTGGAACAACAAATTTATCTTTTGGCTGCATAGTAAATACAGCAGCACAAGCATCTACTGGTGATCCTTTAACCGCACTAAATGACACAAGGGAATATTGTTTATTCATTGATAGACCAGACCCTTTAACTAATCAACCATTTAATATATATGATGAAGGATTTATAACTGGAACAACTAATTTTAAATTAGGGTTTTCACAAGAAGCCCAGTTATTTACTCTTGAAGGATTAGGGCAATTAAGAAAAGAACCTACAAATGATAATATAGGTAATGAAATGCCAGACCCAAGTAAAACAGTAGTATATGAACGCAGAATATCAAATAACATTACAACTAAAACAGTAAATTCTGGAACTATAACATCAATCCAAGAAAGAGAAGTTCATAGCACACTATCAAAACCTATGTCAAGAATTTCTGGAACATATATTTATAATTGGGGTGTGTCCACTGCAAAAAGATTAAGAACAAATTTTGATTTAGCTGGAACTTCGGCTGATGATTATAAATCATTTGAAGATTTCTTTAATACAGAAGAGGAAGCAAGATTGGCTTGGCAAGAAACTTTATGGTTTAGACTTGGTTTCCAATATGACCAAATCCAAAAGACTTCTTCTTGGGGAACAAGTAGATTTTTTATGGATCAACCAGAATCTAATGTTGGATTTACAACAGATAGTATTTTAGATGATGGTGCTATTCCTTTTGTTTCCACTATGTATTCTAACCAAGATTATACACAGCCTACTAAAACTGGTGCACCAGTTATTCCAAAGGGTCAAATTTTCGCAAGACCAAATGTAAGTAATATGCAGACCTTTAATTTACTTGATGTTAATGTACCGAGTATATCATTGAAAAATAATAACACACCACAAACCGAAGGCGACCCAACAGTAGCCCCACCAGATACTACACCTTGTGTATTACCTTATAATTCTTCTTTCTTTTCCAAAGCAGTTATGCTTCCCATCCTTACTACTGAAATACCAAAAGAAGCAGACAAATTACCGCAATTATCACAAGATGGATATTTAATTATTACTTCACCAACCTTCCAAAACAATGACCAAATTAGTAGAGTAAGTCCAGTTTGCTTACTTGACATTCTGCCATTATCGGCTTTAAGTAATCAAGATTTTGTTAGTGATAAAAATGAGTTAGTCCATATTTTAACTAATGAGAAAATAGTAGAATATATAGAAATAAGAATATTAAGGCCAGATTTAACAGAACCTATATTGGATGAAAATAGTAGTGTATTATTAAAAATAACTATTCCAAATTCACCTACACCAAATCTTTTGGCTAATGCCAGTCTTGAAAGTTTTGAAGAACAAATAACCCAATCAATAACAGATCCAAAGAAAATCAAAAAAAAATAATCTTTGTATAATATATAACTATGGCTTCCAAATGGATTGAATTTGTTAAAGATTATGCAAAAAAAAATAAAATGAAATATAATGAAGCACTCAAAGACAAAAAACTTAAAGTTGCTTATGAAGCAAGTAAGAAAAAAAGTGAAAAGTCAAAATAAGTCAAAAAGGTCATTTTCTGCCACCCAATTAAAAACCCTATACCTATTTTACTATATGTGTATATACTTTTATTTCAAGGGCAATTTTTGACTTTTTTGACCTTTATTCATTAATAATAAATATTTCTTCTAATCCTTCTATTATCTGTACTAATTTTTCTTTATCATCTATATAATTACCTAAAAAAGTAAATAATGTATAAATATCGTCTTTACTTAACTTGTCAATCATATATAATATAAATATTTTAAATACCCCCAAATAAATAAATTATTATTTATCACTACTTAGAGAATAAGCGTTTTATAATATATAGAACAAAATGACATATATACCGCAACCCCTTAACCTTGATTATGATGAAAAAACTATTCCAGCAGGCCACTATACTAGTTATAAGTGTGGAATTAAAATTGACTATGAAGTTATAGGTCATACTAAAACTGGCTCTAATAAAATTCGTATTCTTTACCCAGCACCTAAGGGTATTAAAGACACTTGCACAAGGCTTAGAAAAAATAATAATTTTACAATTAATATTTTTGATAAGGCTGCAAACACAAATCGGCTCGTACAAATTGGTGAAATTTACCCATACCATCACAGTAAGGAAGACCAAATTATTCAAGAAGATAATTATGGTGTAGAGGGTGAAAAAATTATTTTTCCAGCTTGGTTTTGAAAATTGACTTGCACATTAAATTTTAAAATCATTTTTAATCATCTTTGCTTTTTTCAACTTTTATTCTATTAAAATTTATTGAAATATCTTTACTTGGTATTCCACTAATTCTACTTACATTAGCCTTAATTTTTGCGTTAGTTCTATCGCTCCATAAAATCCATCTTGACATAAAACCAGCTGTTTTTAATCCACTTTTAGCCCAATCTTCTCCCATTTTACTATGTCTTGCCAAATATGCTTTTTTCTTTTGTTCTGTTGCTCCATCAGCAAATGTACCCTTTGAACCTTTCATACCAAATGTTATTGTTTTTACTTTTTTACCATCTTCTGTAAAAATGGCTTTTAATCTTTTATTACCACTATTATCGCTTATTACTAATTTCATAATTATTATATTATATATATATATAATTATGGCTTATGGATCTAAACCAAATAAAATGTCAATGAAATTGGCAAAAGAAAAAAATAAACCCATTGAAATGAAACCTTTAAAAGGTTTAACAATGGCTCAAACAAAAAAACTTATGGAACATTCCAAAATGCATAAAGGTGGTATGAATTCAAAACATATGAAAAATATGGTAAAACTTATGAGAGCTGGTGATACATTTGCTAATGCTCATAAAAAAGCAATGGAATTAGATAAAAAAAAATAAATGTTATATATATAATGGCTGAAATTACATTAAAAGATTTAAGAAAACTTGTATCAAAATTAAATAAAGATGATAGAATTGATAGGGTATATTCTAAAAAGAAAGCCGAGATTATGGCGGAAGTAGCCAAAAGAGGTTATACAATAGACCACGAGAAAAAACAATTAAGACCAAAAGTAGCGATGAAAAGAAAAAAAGTAATTAAATTAAATTAAAACCAAGAATAAATCCAATACATTAATCTTTCCCATAATGAATAATGATTATATACTTTTGTTGGGTTCATAATATATATCAACAATTAATTTTCATTTACACATTCACTACTGCAACATTTACATTTACACCTATTAGGTATTTTCTTAATTAAATTAATTATTACTTCTTTAATATTATTTATAATCAGTTCCTTACTCATTATAAATATATAATATAATTTTTTATGACAATGTTTGGCTTCTTGCCTCTGCTTGTGGGTCAATACCACTGGCTGATGGGGCGGTAGGTATTAATTTTTGTTCATCACTTGCGTCTGGCTTCTTACCAAAGATGCTTTCAAATAATCCGTAGAGGCCTAATCCAAGACCAACTACTTCTCCAACTCCTGGGATTAGGTCAAGAGCCGATGTTTCCCCTAAAAGTTCTGGTAATGTATCAGTTAAAGTACCACCTACTTTACTTGAAACTTTTGATAATACTTCATCACTAATATTTCCAGTTTCTTGTAAAGCATTTTTACCCGCACCAGCAACTTTACTTGTTATATTTCCAGCATCCTTTGCAGCGGATTGGGCTGCATCATCCACAGCACTACTTTCAATATTTGGTGTGGCACTACTTTGGGCTGATAATGGTTCATCACTTGGGGCGGGGGCATCATCAAATAATTTACCTTGTGGTTTTTGAACTTCACTCAAAAAATCTCCTTCTGGCTGTTCTGGTGCTGCGGGCTGTTGTTCAACGGCTTCTGGGGCGGTTTCATCATCTCCACCTTGTGGTTTTGGTTGCTCTTGTGGGGCTACTTTACTTCTTTTACTTACATCTGCTAATACTCTTTCCCCAGGTTTTAAAGATTCTGGATTTACACCGTCTGGCAATGGGTTGCCTTCTATATCTAAACCTTTACTAGCATTTCTTGCAGAAACTCTTTCAGCCATATCGCTCCATCTTGATGTTTGTAATCCTTCTGGCTCATCAACAGATCCAATTTTAAAACTTAAATTTGCTTCTCCTTCGGGGTCAGCACCTAAATTAATTTGTTGCGGTTCCGCTGCTTCTGCTTCGGGTTGTTCTCCCGCGGGGTCAGCGGGGTCTTGGTTGGCTTCTTCATTATTTTCTGTGGGCTGTGATGCTTGGTTTCTTGCTTGACTTAATATATTACTTAATCTATCTCCTATTTCACCTGGGTCATCTACATCAGTTCCGGTGGGACCGGTTGGTGCATCACCTTCACCAGCTTCTCCTCCTTCTCCTTCTTCATCATCGGCCTTAATATTTTTAAGGTCGCCTTTTGCTTTACTTGCTTGCTCGGCTAATTTTTTTGCTGCTCCTTTTAATCCTTTGGCTTTATATGCTCTATAAACATTTCTACCCAAATGGTAAGCACCCGCAGCAGATCCAAGAGCAGTTCCAGTTTGTTCATAAGCATCTGTAATGGCTTTGGCTCTTTCACCAATTTCATTTGCTCTTGTTGCTGCTTGGTCATTTACCATTTCTTCAATCATATTATGGCGTGCAACCATATTATTTGCGTGTTGGTCTATAATCGCTTGTAAAGACATTATATATATTAGTAATATATTTTATTCTTCATTTTCATCTTTTTCATTTTCATTTTTATTTGCTTTTTCATATTCTGCTTTTCGGCTATAAACAATTTCATCATTAAAATTTCTTCTCATTTCCAAACTATCAACATTAAGAAAAGCAAAATCAAATGGATTTATTCGGCATTTTTTATACAATCCCATAAAGGCTTTACTTGAACCACCGAAAAAATCATAGGCTTCACTTATTTTTTTTGTTTCTGCTTCACTAATTTCACCAGCTATAATAACTCCTTTTGCCATAGTACGAGTAATTACGGACATATATTTAAAATATTGAAGAGTTAGAATAATTGACAACATACCTTCTTTTCCTGTGGCTTGATTTTTTATATGGCGGTATTTTGTTATTAAACTTGAAAATTTATCAACCTTACCATTTTTAGATTGTCTAAAACCTTCGTTAATAGCATCATCAAGAACCAATAAATATCTGTTTCCATCTTCATCATTTTCCACCATTTTAACAATTTCATTAAGTAATTCATCACTATATTCTGTAAATACAAAATCAAAATGTTCTACCATATGTTCCATTATAGGGTCGCTTTCGGCTGTTGGGCTTACCAGAATCTTAACTTGGAAATCATCCCTATAAAATCTTGGTGATAGTGTTAATGAATTTAATATACAACTTTTTCCCGCTGCTACACGGCCTAAAATTACCATAAAGAATGGAATTTTTGGTAATGGGTATTTATCAACTACATTTAATTTCTCTTCATTTACTTTAACTGGATATATATTTAGATCCATACATTTACAGTCATCATTATCGTGCATTTATATTATATATTGATATTTTTATTGCTTTTTAGTCTTTTTAAATAAAGTATAGATTATGTCAAAAGCCATATAACTCATACCCAAACAACAAAAAAATAATATAACATCCATTATAATTATTATATTATTATATAATAAATGCCACCCAAGAAAGATAAAAAAACTGGATTACCCCAAAAGTATGTTCCTAAATCATTAACAGAAGAAGATAAGAAAAAACAAATTAAGAGCATTAAAGAAGGAAAACCAAGACCAAAAGTAGAAAGTTTTAAAAGTAAAAGGTCTTCAAATGTACAAGCCTTTGAAAAAAAATATAAAACAAAAATAAATGATTTTGGTTTTATAAGTAAAAATATAATAAAGAAAAAAGGAATAGATGAAATAATTAAAAAAGGTAAAGGTGCTTATTTTAGTGGCGGTTCAAGACCAAACCAAACACCTACATCGTGGGCTTTGGCTCGTCTTGCAGCAGTTATTATGAAAAATGGGGCAGCAAGAAAAGTTGATATGAAAATATGGGAAAAATACAAAATTTAAAAAATACTACTTGTTCCTTCACTATTTAACATTCCAACTCTTATTTTTTCTTCTTTTTCAAATTTTGCTAATTTTTTTAACAGTTTATTTTTTAAAGCCCCTTGACCTTCACTTAATATATCATCTTCTGTAATATCTTCTAATTCTTTATTTAATTTATTAAATACATCAACATTAGTACAACGGCTTAATATTTCACATTTTTTATCATTATATTCGTCTAATAATTTATCCTTCTTTTGTTTTCCCATAACTTTATTTAAAGCATCTTGTTGTTTTTTAATTCTTCGTTTTTGGGCTAAACTTGTCTTCTTTTGTTTCTCATTTAATTGTTCCCCCTTTTTACTTTCTTTGGCTAATTTCTTTTCTTCTTTTTCCTTTTCCTTTTTAGCCTTTTCTTGTTCCTTTTCTTTTTTTATTTGCTCAACAGTTTTACCACTTTTTGCTGCTGCTCTCTTTTCAGCCATTTTGGCTCTCCCCTTTGCAAGTGCTGATTTCTGTGCTTCACTTAATTCTCTTTTCTTTCTTGGTGGCTTCTCTTTGGGTTTTTCAGCTGGTTTTTCAAATATTTCTTCTTCACTCATTTATAATATAAACTAATATATTTTTTTAACAAAAACATTTGCAAATACAACAAGTTATTAATATACCAATTCCTAATCCTATAAAAAAAATAATTATACTTTCTTCATCAATCATTATTAGTTAAATTTAATACTAATAAAAATTTTAAGTAGTCTTTCCATA